TTTCATTATAACAATCTATCCGTTCTAATCTTTAATAATCACAACTATCATCGAGTGGAACCTCACCACAAAAGTCATAAAGTTTATACAACTTCTCTTGTGTTTTTTCGATATCAACCTTCGTCTCATTCAGGGCATCCATCGCGTCATCCACAAGTTCCATGAATGTATCGAGCTCATCTAGGGCTACACGATGATTCAATCTTTTACTCTTCTGGGAATGAAATGCTCTTTTGAGACGCTTGTTACCCTTGATAACCTTGTCAAGGTTGGGCTTGGCAGACATTCTAATAGAGAGACTCATTTGTATATACTTTACTTCATATCTTTAATCAACTCACTTAGGTCTCTGTAATATCTCTTTAAATCTTTCATAAATCTTTTATTATTTTCAAGAACTTCACATTCAACTTTGTTTACATAAATCCAAGCTAAGTTTGATTTAGAATACTTTGTCATTTTTTGATTTTCATTTGGTTTCCGAGCCACCAACTTTGTAGACTTTTTCTTTTTTGATGCCGGAGTGACTTCAATTCTATTTACAAATGACAGTGCCTGCATGACAGTGTCTGCCAAGTCATCTTTCTTTTTAGACTTTTGAAATGTTTCAAGCCAGTGTGCGTTCGTCGGTCCACTACGAATAAAGGCTTCACAACGTTCTATCGAAACTTTCTTTCTTTTATTGTATTGTGCCTTCCCGGGACCGGCAACATCCGGAATCTTATGACGAGCATCATAGAGGATAGTTTCAGCTTCCGGGCATTTAATGATAAAATAGGAGTGAAGAAAGTGCATGACGGAAATCATTTTCTTGTTCCGATCAGGTTGTTTTTCAATTAGAATGGTCTTAGCACCCATAACCCACGGGCGAGCATCGAGGTGATCTCGGAGGGATATGTAAAGACCATCCTTATGTTCGGGTGGTACACCAGAAACATCCCAATCTGTTACGAGATTCCCACGATCTTCGTCGAGCATGCACATTGCTAAATTCCGGATACCGACATCTATACTGAGAATCATTTAACTTAAAGAGTGTGTAACTCTTTAACCTAAATGATATCATTCTTCAGTATTTTTTATCGTAAGTCGGTTGTTAAAACAAAAGTAAAAAGTAAAAGGACATGGATACGTGGTGATACTCTAAGGCAGTTAAAGAGTTAATTTTGTTATTGTGTATGTGGTGTTGGTGGTGTTGTCACCCCTTTGAAGGAACACCTTTAAGTATGCCTTTAAGGCATGATAGTCGGAGAAATATTTTCTCTACAAGTGGAAATTACTGTTCATGGAGTTGTATGAAGTCACACGCGATCGAGAAGTATGGATGTAATAGGGGTGGTATTATATGTGGGAACATTACAATGATGCGTCGTAAAATGTATAACCATCTTACTGGTGTAAAACCGGCACCATATAGATATAGACTCGCAGTCTTTGGTGGTGATTTAACTATAGAACAGTTCAGAGAAAATCAAACACGAGATACCAATCAACTTCCAGTGAAAATTGCAACTAAACCGTATACGGATAATATGATACCCTTTGTTTCAAACACAAGAAAGATGGATGAAATAAAGAATGCGAACTCTGATAACAGTTCACTAAAACTAAAAAGAACAAAACCATTAAAACGAAATCATAATAATCTAGAATCTGCACTAGGACTTATCATTACTCCCAAATCCTAGCATCCTCTTTTGTTTGGCTGTTGGTATTGATTCTGGTAAATTTACGGTTTTTTTACTATGAACCCAGCGTTCACCATCATGTGCGACCCAGCATATATCATACTTCTCCATCGCTTTTCTACATAAGACACATGGTAATGATATACCGTCACCGTACACAGTTTTTCGTCCCACTATTAAATGACCATATTTTCTCTGTACCCATTCAGAAAAATGATATGGTTTATGACCCTTTCTCAAACATTCTCTATACAATCTTCGAATGAGTTGTCGTTCTGCACACATATGGTTAGTGCTTTCTATTGAAGGTCCTCTAGACATGGAACCTATAACTGTACAGTATTTCATACCTGACAATTTAAACAATTTGTTCCGTCGTATACAAAATCACAAATATCACACTCACTTAGGGCTTTAATTTTTATTTTCGGTACGAGACCTTGCGCAAATCGTTCAAGTTCTTTCACTGTATATAATCCGTATTGGATCATAACACTCAGAGAAGGAAATCTCATATATTTGAATTACGCTTCAGCTTTTTATATCACTTTAGGCATGGGAGACATTCTGCCACGGCTTTGTTCGTCTTGAGCATCATTGCGAAACTGTCAACCATAGGGGGGACCAAACTCTTGAGAACAATCTCAAACTCACTGTCCTTTTCACCATCATCTATTTGTTCGATGAGATGATTGAGAATAATGATAACTAACTTCTTCTTCTGAGGTCCAGGTAGTTTCTTGAACTTGACACTTTCCAGCATCAGTCTACTTAGGATAGGGGGGATATCCTCTTTAGTGAGACCATCATCAATATACTCGACACGAATTTCTTCGACAGTCTTCATGACACTCTGTGCATCAATCTTTCCAGCAAACTTTTGTAAAATGGCATCCATTATATAATATTTATATAATATAACATAGAATGGAATTTAATGATATTATCGCGACTGCTGCGTTTGGTATAGGTTTTATTCAAATGTATTCTGACGTACAAAATTCTGATGAACTCACTAAAAAATCAAAGAAGCGAATACTACTAGGAGTTATAGCGAGTATATTATGGCTTACTTATCAATCTAGGAAGTATGGAATTAACACAACAACGATGTACACGACGATCGGTCTTATCGTACAGTTGTTTTTACTGAACAAAATATTGATAAAAGAAATTAAAGAATGATGTCATATATAATTCAGTAATGAGTTCTATCACTTGTGCACCCGTAAAGTTTTCGTATTACAAGCGTTATCAGACCAAGCGTAGTACACGTTCTTCCTATAAGGTTCGTTCATCGAGTGAACCTTCGATCGAACCATATCAACCACAGACTCGATTCGCCGAGGTTCTCAATGGTCGCGCTGCTATGCAAGGTGTTCTATGGGGTTCTCTAAACTGGATGATGACAGGTAAAAATGTCATTCAGCAGGTTGAGGATCCCGGGTATGCTATCGCTGCGACTGGTGTTGTTACTACATTGGCACTCGCGTCGTTGTTCACAGCCGAAAACTTCAGCATCGAGAAAATTGGAGTATTCACCCCCGATGCTGAGCTCAAGAACGGTAGGTTGGCTATGCTTGGGTTTATCGCCTTGTTCGGGTTGAGTGCCATGTAACCTATAAATTCAATCATTTTAACTTTTTCTTCCATTGAAAATGTCCCTGCTCTACGCATCACGTAGGCCAAGAACATCATAAGTATATATACATTATAAACAATTTGATTTGTCATCTAATTATACTTAACTTAATTTATTAGCTGACTTAACTCCTTTAGTGAATAGGTAACCAGATGTCATCAAAGTAATTACATATACTGACAAACTGAGACCTGACCATTCATTAAATGTGATATGGCATGGATTTTTAAAATCACAAAATAAACCATTGTTATATACACCAATTACACATTCTTATTCTGATTTAGAAAATATAAATTATTTACATGGTGATTCTAATTGGATTTCTTACATTCATAATTATATGATAAAAAAATCAATATTAAAAATGTTGAATACATTCTTAATAACGACGCAGACCATAAATTAAATATATTAGATTTTCAGTTAAATATAAATTCCATCTCAGATTTACCATAAACCCCTGCACTATAGCCAAAAGTAGATAAGTCACTTAAATCTTGATTCCCTGCGGTTATATACAATTTATCACATTTTGATAACAAAAACCAATCAAGATAACACGCATACCTATCACTTTTAGAAACTTCTTTATTTTTCAAATATACACAATCATATGTGAGAACAATATCATGATCGAGTGTAAATATTTTATCTGGGAATCTTTTTTTAAACATTTGTTTAACTTCTGAACTATCACTTGCTAAAAAAATTTTACCATCGACACTTTCTATGATTTTTGCAAATTTTTCTAATGCATTATCTGTTGCGAAATAAGCTATCTTAATATTCCCATTTTCATCTACACCGTGACATCCCATATTTTTAGAATCTTCGGAACACGCTCCGCGTCTAATATGCATCCCGTATTTCATATCATATGGCAATAATTCGAGTTCTTTATCAATAAGTTTTTGTAATTCTGCATTTGGTTTTATAATTTTAGATAAATTTACATGTACTTTATGATAAAAAAATGGATTTATATAAAGTTGTGGTTCAAATTTTATTTCGTCTTTATCATCCGAAATTTCAAAACCGGAAAACACTACACCCCTGTCGACATCATTAATACTCTTGTATACACGTGGATTTTCACTTCTATATACTAGATCTGATAGACATAAAGCGACATTCCCCCAACCCATGGATTCATGTATATAAAATGTCATTATAACTTACTAATTTACTTTACCTTTAAGCTTTTCTAATTTTTACAATGAATCGTAATACTCACGTTGTTTATCCTGACGTTCTACAGTTTTAATGTGAAGAATAGAAACTAAGGGTTTTGCATCAACGCGTGCAATGTTATCAGAGCCAACAAGCTTCTCATGTAGATCATTCTCCCATTTAATCTTACCGTTATTCTTATAATACCGTCCTTGATAATCTGGGTAATTAATCCACCCCATTTCATTTAGGTTAAACTTATAATTGTCTAACCATTCCGCCGTATAACCCGGGCATATATTAATCCTTGGAATGTACATAATATCACCCTCAAATGATTTAATATTCATTATGAGAGCTTCTTGTGGCATTTCATCCGCGTCAATAACAAAAATGTAATCACCTTTACATTTACTCGCATGGTAATTACGATGTTCGGAAAATTTTCCATCAAAGTCACGTTCATTAACTACGATCTTATCACCATAAGATTCCAAAACTTTACGAACTTCAGGTGTTACATTCTTGGAATCCACGAGGATATTGATCTCATCACCAATAGCCTTGAATTTCAATATGAAATTCACGAGTGAATTCAATTCACGATCTTCGTTGCATACGCATATAGCATAAGAAATGTTCACCATTATATAATTTAAAGTATTAATTCTTTTAAATAACAATGAAGTATATTTCTTATTCTGTTTGGGGTGATAATAAAGTATACACATACGGTATCATTGATTAATTTAACTTTAAACTCGTAAAAAATCTATGAGATCTTCTCTCGTTTTCTTTTGACGCCATCCAAGTGCCTTAAGTTTATTCGCGCATATATAGTATCTTTTATCATTGAATGGTCTATCATCAACATACCCCACCCATTCATCATAGTCTGTGGTTCCTGTGACTGTTTCTATGATCATGTGTGTTACTTCCATGACGGTCAGTTCATCATCGGAGGCGATATTGTAGATTTCACCACACATACCCTTCTTCCACACTGTTTCAACAGCATCCACGACGTCCTCAACGTGCATGAATGCTCGTTTAATATTAGCACAATTCTTACCATGGATTGTACATTTTTTACCTTCTTTCAATAACCTTTTAAACTTTGGTATAAGTTTTTCCGGATATTGGTTAGGTCCATAAACATTATTACATCGAATGATTTTAATGTTCATGTTGAATGATTCAATGTACGAACGAACAATCATTTCAGCCGCAGCTTTTGAAGCTGAATATGGATTTGTGGGTCGAAGAACACCTTCATCCTCTGTGAATGGTACATCCGTCTTGGATTCTCCATATACCTCGTCAGTACTAAAATGAATGAAGTCCACATTTGGTATATGTCGTCTACACGCTTCGATGAGAACATGTGTTGCATAGGTATTATCCATCGTGAAGGAGAGGGCATTTTCAAATGAATTGTCGACGTGACTTTGAGCCGCAAAGTGGAATACAGTGTCAAATTTATATTCCTTTATCAGGTTCTCGATAAGGTTCATATTCCCAACATCACCCTTTATAAAAGTGGCAACATCTGGATTTACATTTTCTATATTGGAACAGTAATCAAGTTTATCTACATTTACAAAATGTGTTTCGGGATATCTCTTCTTCATGATGTTTAGGAAATTAGATGCGATGAAGCCACAACCACCGGTGACCATCACATTAGACAACATCTTCCTTTTAGTTTATATTTGGCAAATTTTTTAAGCAATTCACACACACGGTCCACATCATCTATCGTCATACCGTGGTGTGCACCAAG